CACGACTACGGCTAAGGTACTGCTCTGCTACGACGGAATCAATACCGCCTACGTGCCGGATTGGACGGCGGTGGTGGGTACGATTTCTGGGTGGCTCTCGCTGGACGGGCCGGTGCAACAGCCTCTCGTGCGGATGGCGGATTCAACCAACATCGAATTCGAGCAAGTCATCATGGACGGCGGCGAGATGCCGTGGCGCAATGGCGCACTGGTAAGCGCTGCGAATGCAACAGAGCCGATCATGGCCGGTTCCTGGGCGCGCACCCATCATTGGATGGTGACGAACCCGGTAACGCTAATCGCTACGACGGATTTCGGCCAAAACGCGAATGTCTATGACATGATCTGGGAAGACGGCGAGGGCGGCGTTGGGCTCCAGATGCTCAACAATACCGTCACGGCTGGCGGCTTCGTCTACCAAAGCCAGGACAACATCGCCAACACGGGAAGCCCAACAGACATTACCGTGGACGGGTTGCGGGTGAATGTCCCAACTTACTGCCATTCCGATGACACTGCCTCGGGCGGGCAAGTGTGCGGATCGCGGCATATCTTCCAGTGGAAAGCCGGGGTAATGCGGGCTAAAATCGACGGCTTAGCGGTAAGCGGCTGGTATCAGGACTCCGTTTCGCAACCTTGGGCAATCTTTGCGGAGATCATCTTCCCCGCCTCGGAGATCACGGGGTTGCGCGGAATCCAGGACATCTCCATCACAAACAGCTACGTGGATGGCCCGACATTCGTGCAACTTGGCGCTGGCGGATTGGGCGGCGCTAATACTAAGCCCTCGTCGAACCACTACGCTCGATTCTTAATCGACAACAACTTCATTCGACGCGTGGTGCGCCCGGCATCACCAACTGGAGATACACGAGGGGCGGCTGCTTACTACAACCTTAATCCTGTTGGAATGGCGATCATTGGGGTGTCGGAACTTGCCATCACGAACAATACGTGGAGCTACCCGGAGCAGAGCCGAAACTCGGCGTGGAATGTCTTGTTTGAGTTTTACAACAAGCCAACCGACAGTTCCGGCATGTCGATAGTGAAGGTGGACAAAAACGTCGTCATGGACGCCTACTCATCAGTCGGCACCTATGGCAAGATTCGATGCAACAACCAAGCAAACACTTGGAGCGAATGCATCGAAAACCACTTCAACCTGTTTGGTGTAGCGGACTCGGCATACTCGGACTGCGGCGTCAATCCGGTTGTGGCGACGCTCGAAGCGCCAAACCTGACAGACCCAGACCTTGATGCGAATAACGATGCGTGCACGGGCGCAAAGGGTGTAGTTGACAAGTGGGACGACAGCGGAACCGATAATGGATACGCCACACACTTCCCCGTAGTCTCGTGTGCTAATGCGGAAACCGCCAACGAGCGCATGAACGACGTGTTTGCGTCGGGCACATGGAATCCGACTGGGGCCTACTCTACCTACGGCGCGGATATCACAGACATTCTGCGAGCGCAAGGCCGGATCACGGACGTAGTTCATCAGAGCACGTCCACCAGCATCGTCCTAACCTACAACGCGCCAGAGATCAACGGCATCTGCCGAGCGACTGCGACCGCCGGCACGGGCGAGAATCCGGCAAACGACGCAACGGTGTTCTACGACGACGATACCATCGGGTCCTATGCGCGGACGGCGACGATCACTGGGCTATCGAGCGGTACAACCTACGCTTACCGGATCACCTGCTCGGGTGGCACGGTGGTCAAGGGCGAAGTGGCGACGCAATGACACACGGACATCCAGTACTGGCGACCGCTCCGGCATCGGTTGCGGTCTCGACCTCTGCCGCCAAGACGCACTTGCGCGTGGGGTTCAGTGATGACGACACGTACATCGCGGCTCTCGTCTCGGTCGCTACGGCGGCGCTGGAGAACGAGACGAATCGCAAGTTCATAACGCAAACGTGGGACTGGTACCAGGACCGTTTTAGTAGTGCTAGTATTCGCCTGCCATTCGGCTCGCTGCAATCGGTGACCAGCGTCAAGTACACGGAAAGCGACGACACGGAAAGCACCGTCGCGACGACCGTCTATGACGTGGTGACATGGGAAGACCCTGGCCGCGTCACGTTGGCCTATAACCAGCAATGGCCTACGGCGACGCTACGGGCGGCTGGAGGTGTCGTTACGCGGTTCGTGTGTGGCTACGGCGACGCTGAAGACATCCCGGCACCGCTGATCCAGGCGCTCAAGCTAACCATAGGGCACCTGTACGAAAACCGCGAATCAGTGGTGGTCGGGCAGGGTCTGACGGCGATCGAATTACCGCAAGCGGCCAAGGCGCTAGCCTTCCCGTATCGGATTATGAGCGTCTAAATGCGAACCTTTCTACTGCTTATCAAATTATCCGCTTTGATGGCAGCGCTTGCCGTGATGAGCGTATTCGACGAGGACAAGGCACTGGCGATCTTTGAGCGCATGGTGAAAGCGTGATTACCGGCAAGTACATCGGCGCTGGGGATCTTCGCGAAACCGTGACGATCCAGGGCGCAAGCGAAGGCCGCAGCGGCACCGGCGCGGTTACGACCACATGGCCTACGATCTTCACTGCCCGCGCGAAGGTGGAGCCGGTTCGCGGCATGGAGGCGGCGCGGCTCGCACAGGCGCAGGCGATGGTGGACTACCGCATCACGATCCGCAAGCACCCATCGAACGCGGTTGCTCCTCAGCAGCGGCTTGTCTGGGGTTCGTTGGCGATGGATATCCAGTCCGTGATCGAGATCGGGGCCGAAGGGCGCTTCGTTGAGCTGATGTGCAAGGTGCGGCAAGTCTAATGGCGATCGGAGCGAAGCAGCGCACGCGCGGCGGCGTCAAGGGCACGTACATCGAAGGGCTGGACGAACTGCTAGCCCAGGTGGGCGGGCTACAGACAGAGGCTATTGCGGGCAGCATTGCGGACTCCATCGAGGCGGGAGCAAAGCGTACTGCCGATGTCATCAAGCAGGAAGCGCCACTGGGACCAACTGGCAACCTGAAGCGAGCCGTAGAGTATGGCGTGTTCAAGCGCCGCAACCGTAAACCTATTGCTGGGTTCGTTCGGGTCAATCGCAAGATAGCGCCGCACCTTCACTGGCTTGAGTTTGGCGCACGCGGCGGCAACATGCCAGCTAATCCGTTCTTTTCACGCGGCTGGCGGAAGTCGCGAACGGGCGTCGAAAGCGAACTGATCGGCAGCGTTCAGTCCGCCATCGACAAGGCGATCAAGTAATGGCAACCATCGAAGACGCCATCTACGCGCGGCTGCAATCAGTCAGCGCGGTGACTAGCCTCGTATCTACGCGGATCTACCCGATCAAAAAAGATGAAGGTACAAAGGTCGTCTGGCCATTCGTGACCTACGCGACGACCTACGCGAGTCCGGTTGTGGCGATGGGCGACGACCCCGGCATGATGTCGTCGGAGGTGCGCTTTCACATTTGGGCGCAGGGTTCCGGCGCGTTTGATTCCGCCATCGCAATCAAGCAGGCGATCCGCACGGCGCTTCAGCGATGGCGCGGCACGGCTGGCGGGATCACGGTTAACGCGAGCTTCCTAGAAGGCGACTTCGACATCGAGGACGCCGAACCCGGCGTTTTCCACCGCATTCTTGACTTCGATTTCCGCTGGTACGAGTAGAGGTTTCAATCATGGCGATTTTCACAGTAGGCCCCAATTCGCGGATGTATTGGGATCAGTACAACTTTACGGGCGATCTCAAAGACGGATCGTTCACGGTCAACACCGAAGCGCTCGATAAAACGGCGTGGGGTGACACGACCCGCGTCTCGCGCGCCGGGTTGCATAGCGTCTCGATCTCCGCATCGGGGCACCAATCGCACGATGCGGGCGAAGTGGGCACGGTGCTGAGTTCGGAATTGACGACCAGCGACAGCATTATCGCGATTGGCGCGAACGTGGCAGCCGAGGGAGACATCATGTATGTCTCAAATTCGGCGATGTCATCCTATGTCCCGATCCAGGGCGCGGTCGGCGATCAAGCGGCCTTCGGCGTCGAG